TCCTTTCTAGTGCAGTTTCATGTTTTGTAAATACGTCTATTATCTTAGCGAAGATATCAGGGTTGTGCTTTTTGATACCCTCAATGGTTTCTTTGCTATCATTAAAATAGGCATGTAGTTCTGACACCACTTTCTTTTGCCCACACCAATGATCGAAGTCTGCTATTTTTTCTTGATGTTTCTCCCTTCTTTGCTCGTCTGTTATTTCTGGTGCTTCAGTAATAGGCTTTGGTCTCGGTGCCTCTTCTACCGCCTTTGGTTTTTCAACTATCTTTTGCTGTTCGATAGCATCAGTCTTTCTGATAACGGCATCCATTTCATTGGCACTCGCATATTCTCCACCAGCAAGACCTAGTGAAGAAAGAGCACGACCAATTGCTGAAGTCTCTGCATTTTCTAGGGCAGATGTTGTGTTGACCATGCCTTGTCCTCGTATTTCTTCTGCCATACCTGAACCAATTACCCTACCATCCTTGTCCGTTATGATAGCTTTTACAACTACTTTTGTACCATCATTGACAAGTATTTCAGTATCAACACCGAAATCAGTTCCATGTATTCGTCTAAAGGCTTCCATTCTATGAACCACTTGTGTGTATAGTTTGCCACCTTTTTGTTTGACACCATGAGACTTGTGTAAGTCTGCTATGGCATCCATAGTCTTCGCTAAATTACTCATCTTTATCCCTTTTAATAAGTTTACTTAATAAATTCATAAGCACTTCGTTTTGCTGAGAAGCAATCTTATGCTTATCCTCTAGTTTTGCTATACGATCCTCTAATATATCTATAGCTTGTGCATGATACTGTTCAGTACCAGTCATTGATTGTTTCCAATCGTTTAATAGTTCATTTATCATGGTTAAACTCCAGCTCTAATTTCAGCTAATGCTTGGATTCTATCTTCATCAGTTACTGTCTCGTGATGATAGTGTCTAGCACTCCACATCTTTAATTGATTTCTTCCTGACTCCCCTTTAAAGGCGGCTCCATCAACAATTACTAGCCCTTTGTCTTTTAGTGGCTTGTATCGTGCTGTAATCGTGCTGTATCGGTATTCAGGCAAGGCATACTGCACCTGATCTGATATACAACCTGTTTCTCCAAAAGAATCTATGACTGCATAAACGATTCCCTCCATTCTATTCGTGTCCACTTTCTCCGCAGATTCATGGCTTGTGAATGGATCGGTGTTTCGTCTTAATGTTTTTGGATTTGTTTTTAAATCGCTAGGGTATTTAGGTTCGTCATACATTTTATATCTCCCATAGTTTTTTTGCTAGTTGAATTATATTAGGTCCATGTCTAGCTGATAGTTGCACCATGTCAGGCTGAACTAGCCCAGCTAATGTTTTCCATGAACCATTGCTTGCCTTTAGTAAATTCTGGGTAACTGACCAAGAACGTACCATACTATCATAAGACTTTTGAAGATTATCTTCTTCTAAGTACTCACAATTACTTTCATCCACAATGTTATATCCAGCAGATGTTACGAATAATAAAGCTGGCTTTTCTCCCGTAGCCTTCCAATAGACTGCCTGTTGCATAACTTGTTGTGCAGTTGGCTCAGTCTTAGGCTTTGGAACTCTCCACGTTCTAGTGCCGTCTTTCTTTGGTGGATTTCTCATAGGCAATGAACATTTTAAATCGATTTGTTTGCCACCACCAGAGTAATCTTGGAATAACATAATCGGAACATCAATTAAAGGCTCATCATAGTACTTCATTGATTCGCCCTCGATCCTATTAACACCATCAAAAAACTGTTTTAATCCCTCGACTGCGTGCTTAATCATTTCTGGTAGGTGTTCACGGAACTCCTCGTATTCTTCTGCATCTTTTCCGTTATCCCATTTTCTAGGTGTGTAGTCTTGATACTCAGTCAAAGCAAATCTTACGGCTTCATTGATATCCATAGGTTCTTGCTGACCTTTTATCGGGCTATAGTTGTGCAATCCTAAAGCACAATCTGCACCTGTCTGTGCATTAATCCCAGCGATAGGTCTAGCTCCCATTGGGAACCTCATCTTATGTTCTTTTCTGAGCCAATGCTTTAACACCATCTCATCTTTGCTTGCCGTGCCATTGCTCGCTGACTCATGGATAATACCAAAAGATTTTCTATAGTCTGGTGTTTCTTTAGGCATTATCAATCTCCTTTATCTCTGCTCTACATTCATCACATATGTCTTTATCTTCTGATGGCTCATCTGCCCAAAACATTTCATTACAATCAGTACATTCATACTCGCCCATAATTCCCCCCATTCTTCCTACTATATGATACGATAGTATTCTCATCTATCCTTGCCGTCAACACATTATTAATACTTATTGACAGTATGTCAACATCTAAATATTATAGCAATATGAAATTAAATGAATACATTATACAAAATAAACTGACTCAGAATAAGTTTGCCATCAAATCAGGTTTAACTAGATCAGCTATTTGTAGGCTATTAAAAGGTCAAAGATTCCCAACGCCTGACACTATGAATAAAATAGAATTAGCAACGCTTGGACAAGTTAAAGCTAATGATTTTCTTAAACAAGCTCAGGAAACAATGTAATGGCAGATAGTCGTAATAAAGGTGCAAGCTTTGAAAGAAAGATTTGCACCATGATAAAAGATAATCTTAATATAGATGCCAAGAGAAACTTAGATCAGTACCAGGCAAAAGGACAAGCTGATATTATTATTCCCAGGTGGTCTATTGAATGTAAAGCTTATCTTAAAGGTGGCAGTTATAGACAAGCTTGGTTAGAGCAAGCTAGAGAATCTGCTTTGAGACTGAATCTAACACCAGTATTAATCTATAAGTTTAATAATTGTCCTATTAAATGTGTGATTCCTATAGATGTTTTATCAAGAAACTTTAGTTCTGGGCATGATTTAGTTTGTGAAGTTGATATAGAAACATGGTTTTATGTAGTGAGGGAGAGAGAAAATGCTATTTGCTGACGGATTTGAAAAGGCTTTTGTAGGTCTAACAATACCTAGCTCTAATAGAAATGAAGTTGCAGTCTATGATTACATGCTTTGCATAGACGTGCTTATGAAAAGAGATGGTATGAATGAAGAAGATGCTATTGATTATTTTTATTTTAATGTAGTTGGTGCATACGTTGGGGAATACACTCCAGTTTTTATTAATCGAGCTACTATGGAGGAAGCAATAGATGGACAAGTTTGAACTCTTACAAAATACCGCTGATGTGATTCAAGAACGTGGCGATAGTTATGGCTCTATAACTCAATGCCATCAAAGGATTGCTGATCTATGGTCTGTCATACTAGAAAAGAAAGTTGAGCCTGAACAAGTGGCTCTTTGTATGATAGCTTTGAAAATGGCTAGACTAATGGAAAGTCCTGACCATACAGATTCATGGCAAGATATTATTGGTTATGCAATGACAGGCTTTGAGGTAGTCAATGACAAAGAATGATTTTCAAGTCTTTAAAAAGCAAGCTCGCATCTGCAAAACTAAAGAAAGATACATAGAAGTTTTATTGGCTATGAAAGTACTGCCTAATGTTAATGAACCTATGGCAAGAATGACATTAGAAGCTTATTGGGTGTACTATGCAGAACTTGATGCGACTGAAAGAAGTATGCGAGATGTAACGAGGTTTGTGCATGGTTATGTTAGTAAGAATATCCAAGATAAATTATTTTCTTGACAGTTTTTTTCTCGTTCGTATAATTAGCCTTAAGTCTATTTGCCATACGGCAATAATATACTACTCTATCTATGCAGTAATATACTGCACATAATATATTATGTGCATATAATATATGTTAATTAAAATAAAAAAAATAGTCGTGCCTATAATATATCTATGCATAGATATATCAATGCATAGATAGACAAACACGACTATTTTTTAATTTTATTAAAGTGCTCCTCTCCTATTTCTCAGTAATATAAATACGTTTTGTTAGAATACTGACAGTTTTGCTGACAGGTTTTTGACCAGACTCGTAATAACTTATGGCTCTGATAGTTATACCAAGCAATTCAGCCATTTCTCTTTGAGTGTATTGCAATTCTGTTCTGATTTGTTTAAATTGCTCTTTTGTTAGCTTGTTATTTATGTTATTCATTTTAAGTTCCCTTTGCTAGTGAACGGCTCTGCATTGTCATGGTGCAGAGCCTCTTTATTTAAGTTTAATA